CTTGCTGCTGCTGAAGAGCGTTCATGAGGATGTTCGTAGCGATCTCGAGCTCCTCATTTTGCGCGGCTTGCTTCTGCTGCTCGGCGAGGGTGTTGATGATCTGACGACCCTCTGGAGTAGAAAGAAGTTGTGCAGCCGTCTTCTTCACATCTGCCTGGAGTTCGTTACCCACGGGAGGTTGAGGAGCAGCCGGATGCTTCTTCAGCGGAACGGGCACATGCGGGGTAGTTGAATGAGTTGTCCCCTGCGGAACAACCATGTTCTTGCCCATGGCAGCGTTCGTGCTGAGGTCTTTACGCCCACCACTCTGTGGCAACGTGCCGTCCATGGAGAGCTTCGCCAACAGCGAAGAAATCTTCACATCGGCAAGCGTCGTCGGGGCAGGACTCTCCTGTGTACCCGGCTGATTCGGACGAACAGTCTGTGAACCCACGGTACCCGCGCTCGTGTCGAGCGAGGTCGAACCCTGTGGTCCAACGACCGCCGAAGAAGGATTCTTCTTCGCATCGGTCTCACCCTCAGAAGTCACTTGCGTGTGTTCTGCCGGGCCGGAACCGGGGTTGTTCGTACCAGACTCGAGAGCGGCCTTCTCGATGCAGCGGTCAGCGTGCGCAAACGCAAGCTTCACGATGTCGAGATTGGCATCCGCAGCGACCTTGTTGAGCTCGAGGTCACGAGCACTACCGGTCTTCGCAGCGATTTCCTGAGCGACTTCCACGAGCTTCTGAAGGATGGGAGCGACCTCCGCAGCCGTCATGCCCGTGTGATCCGTCATCTCAGGAGCTTCTGCGTCCGGTACTTCATCTGCTACAGCGTCCGCGACCTCATTGGCGAATTTCGCAGACGGATACGCGACTAACCCATTGCGAATCAGGCCAAAGTTGAGGCCTCGAACGTGTGCTCTTTTTAGAAGTCCCATTTTTATATTCTCCTTATCTTTCGGTATCTTTCGGTCACTCGCTCAGGCCACCGTAGAGACCGCCGCCGAGACCGCCGAGACCTGCGCCACCAGCACCGCCAAGTTGCGCGCCCATCATGGCTTCATCGCCGTATGCTTGTCTTGGACGCATAGCGCCCATCTCTGCTTGTCCAGCCGGTTGATAGGGCATCTTGCCCATGAGTTTCTCGAGCAAGTTGGTGTTGTATTTGGCGTTGTTTTCCGCAGAACCAAAGGGAATCGTACCCTCAATCTTGCCTGTTCCACGCATAGCAGCTTCTGACAGACTTGGTCCACCTAAGCGACGAGATAGCGCCGCGCCACCTGCGCCGAGACCTGCACCAAGAAGCGCGCCACCACCGATACCAGCGCCCGTGCCAATCAAAGCGCGCAGAGCCGGATGCATACCCTCTTCGTCTTCAGCAAGCTTCACACCAGCGTTCTGAGCGGTGTTCACGTCGTAGCCGAGCTCCTGAAGAGCAACAGCCGCGCCATACGCGTAAGCCTGCTTAATCATCGCGACCTTGTCCATCTTGTTTCCTCCGTAAAAGGTTGAGCTCTTGCTACGAACCTTTGCGTTTTACCGTATCCACTCTCACAAGTGTACGGCATATTTTCGTTATTGATGTTGCTGCATATATTGGTGATACGGGTTTTGTGTATTCGAATCAAAAGTCCCCGTTAATTTTTGTCCAATGTTCACAAGGCCTCTACCCATCCTATCAGCAAGGGGCATTGCAATAGCGCCACCAACCATGCCCAAAGGACCAAACAGAGCATTACCCGCAAGTGTGCTTGCGGCTAAACCACCGAGTTGTTGCGCTTTATCTGGATCGTTACTTTTTAAAACATTATATCCCAGATAAGCTGGGATACCATACAAGAGACCTTTCTGCCATAACTTTGGAGCTTCAAATCCTTCGGCAAAAATTCCTCCACGTGTAAAAGCTTTTCCAGAACCAATTTGCTTTATCGCTTCAATAGGACGACCAATGGCAGATTGTCTTACGTTAGCCCAAAAACCCGAACCAGGTTCTTTAGCTATGTTCTTTCCTACGTTAGCGCCAACACGTCCTGCTGTCGCAACAGCAGCAGGCGGTATATGTGGAACAGCAAAAGCTATTTTTTCTAAGCCCAAAGCTAAAAAAATATCTTCTCTTCCCGTCTCAAAAGGTGTCATCAGTATTTACCCTTTTCACCTTGACCAAACTCTGCCCCAAAAACATAGGCCGGAACAGGATGAGCACCGTGAATATCTGAAACCTCACCGAAATGCGCCGCTTGTTGAAGCGTCGTTTTCAAATTCCTATGTGCAAGACGTGCCATCCAATCAGGATAAAACAACGGCGCTCGCGTCGCTGGTTTCATAACAAACTCAACTTCAGGAGCTCTTGGAGCTATGAATACGTCTTTCACTCCGTTCTTCTTTAAGAAATCCATTACAGAAGGTGTTACACGTGTTCCCGAAGAAAAATGAAAATATTCTTTGCCGAGAACTTCTCCTTCAGCATCAGACAGCTTCACATTTTTTACATCTTTCGCCAAAACAGATTTTAGATTGTTATAGTTTACAATATCTCCACGTATAAAATTATTGTGCGGATCGTTAAGTATCCTTACTTGATTGAGCTCACCGAGAGCTAACAGCTCAAAATGCCTCTGGTCTAAACTAATTCCTTGCGATGTATAAAGGTCTTTGAGGGTATTTACGAGGTAAACACGGCCCGCACCAAGACCTTTGTACTTCACAACCTCATCAGGTTTCGGAATGCCAGTACTGAGCGCATCCCCTTTTTCTACAAAGTCGCCTACTTTGAATTTCACGTTGAGATTAGGCGTTATGTAATGCTCTTTGTCTCCAACAGTGACCAAATGACCGCCTTGAGGGGCCTTAGAAATTTTTGTTACGTTACCATCCAAAGTAGCAAGGGTGGCTTTATGCAAAAATAAATTAGGGGACTCAATTGCTTGTCGGAATCCTTCAACACCCTGCAACTGAAGACGATCATCTTTTGCAGACTTTACACCGTGCTTTGTACTCAAGGACAACTGTGTCAGAGGCTCTGCCATGGCTTGTGCGGAACGAACACCCACGTTTGTTCCAATGTCGTGGTGGTGTCCTTTCTCATTTAATCCCTGGCATTTCTGGCAGACACCATCATTAGCTTCGCACGTCAAAGGAGAACGTACCGTAATCTGCATGGCCCCAACAGCCCTAGCAATGCTTGGTTGGTTGATGGGTGTAATCAGCGTATTTGGCTTAAACATTCCAGCAGGTCTAGCTAAATAACGGTCTATAACATTTGGGTCTGTAGCAGACATAAGAATGCCGTTCTTAGTTCCGCAATCAGATTCCGTAACCAAGAGGTTACTCATATTGCTGACAAGAATCTTGGAGAGCTCACCCGGCTCAGAAACAGAAGTTTGAGACTTGATGGTATCTAGGACAGCTTCGCTACCGGCCACCCAGTTATCAGCGGCAGTCATCCCCTCGGAGTAAGAGCGCTTGATGAGCCAAGGTTCAACCTGGCCCCGGCCACTACGAGCATACACCGGAGAAGAAACAATCTTCATGTACTGAAGAGGGTTACCTCGCGCTCCTGATGCTACTTGCAAAGTCATAGACCCTGGATGCTTTGTCGTATCTTCTTTGAACTTGGGTTGAAATGACTCGAGTACCGCACGCTTTTGGTCATCTGTTTTTGCTTGATGAAATTGCTTCTCAGCGTCTTTCATCATTTTGTCTCTCAACTCATAATGCGGCGTAATGTCATCAAGACCAACAGATAAACCTTCAGATGTCGCTAACTGGTCTCCTAAGCGTTTAACATCACTGACCACACGAGCATAAGTATGTGGGTCTGTTTTAGATAAACGAGTCATAGTACTTCCCATGACTTTTTTCGTAATGGGACCAGTGAACTTAAAGCCTTCCGGCATAAGCTCATTGATTAAATGCTGTCCTAAAGGAGTACCAGTCGTCATCCGTTTCCGCCAGGAATAATGGGAGCAGAACCCGCGACGTATCCTACTGAGAACGGGTTACCCCATTCTGCGGGACGTTCGAGGTGTTTATCCACGGGATTCCCTTGAACACTACCGACTGGGTCATTCGCGGCGTCACTTTCGTCGAGATTAGAGAGAGCTTCCGCAAGTTGCCCAGCAGGCATTTCTTGATCGTCATTTGGAATTGGCCGTCCTGACTCAGATGAGGTCTGTTCTCCACCGCCTTGTTGGCCTTGGTCACCTTGATTCCCCATAGCAGAATCCGGTATATTATCTGCACCGAGTTTTCGCAGCATATCGTAGTAGCCTTGGTCGAAGGCTTGTTTCAGAAACTGCGCAACTTTCGGTGTGATATTTCTCATTAGCCATTTGTCCTTGTTGGTACGAACCAAAGCGTAACGTTCTTTGTCTTTCCCGTCTACTCTCTCAAATTTTAGACTATCTGGCCCAGAAGACAGGATGTTTACTTTTTCTTTGTGTTTGATTTCGACCGAACCGCGTCCGTAACCCGTGTGTATCTGGTCAGGTCGTCCCTCTCCGAACGTGAGCGCATAATCCGACGTATGCGTCGGTGTTTGTATCGCGAGTAATGGTCCTCCCCCTGCTTCTGGAAATTTTGCCTTAGGAACAGCCCAAGAATGAGCGTATCCAGTATCCGGGTCAACAAGTCGTAAATCCCAGTGAGGACCCGCTTTAACCGCGTCATGATGCTGGACAGACATTGTCCAACTAGAGTTCGCCAACGAAGGAAGGTCATGCGTTGTCCTTGTAGAAGGAATCCCTGGAGCAAATTCACCTATGAGTTTTTTTGGGCTCGCATCTCTACTCGGGTCGAATGAATCAAGCTCATGCCTTTTGAGTGGAATAGATGCTAACCCCGTTTCTTCATTCAATGAATACAAACCACGTATAGACCCTTTGTTATGTAATGTCGATATATCCAATCTAACCTGAGAAGACTGAGGAGGAGCCATGACTAATTTTTGGTCACGGGATATTAACGGTTTAAGCTTTTCGTCTAAGAGCTCTCGTGCCTTATCTGTAGGCATCTCTTCTTTAAGATGTCCACGAACATAAAAACCTCTTCCTCCTGAAAAAGCCAAAGAAGTTTTTGTCACTTCTGGTATGGATTTTAAAAGAGTATCGATCTGTTTTACGATTGGTTTTAGCTCATGGGTTGAAACATCTTTACCAGGGTCAATATCTACCCAAACAACGTTTGTACTCTTACCAATCGAAGGATGAAACTCAACTGTCCTTTGGTCTATCAGTCTTTTAAGCTGGTTAGGGTTGTTGAGCTTTATGGGTTCTCCATCCAGATTCCTACGGAAAAAAGGAGTACCACCCTCATGTTTTACAAGAGTTAAGGCCTCATCCCCGTAAAAATTACGGAGTAAAGCGTTCTGAATGTGAGGAGTTCCGTAGTAGTCTAGGACGTCTTGCTTGTTCACTTTTTGCCGCCAATCGTTACTCGGGTACCCAGGGTAATTTTACCGCTGTAATAGTCCTTCATAGCGTCAGCTTTGTTTTCGTAGTGAACGGACTTGTTGTGTTCGTCTTGTTGGCTGGCGTGGGCGAGACCGATAACTGATTCCATGCGCGGAACCACTAACAAATCATTCCTTGACTTGTCACTGTAGAGAAGATTAGATGTTGTCATCCTCTTCACTTCTTCTACAGCGGCATGTCCAACAGGGGCATGAATCATTATCGTATCACCATCAAAATCTGCATTCATTCCCGATTCAATAAATGGATTCACTCGGATGGTTTTACCGGGTGTCGGTACAGGGAAAGCGCCCACTAAACTGTACCTGTGTAGTGTTGGCGCCCGGTTTATCATCACCGGCCTCTCTTTGATTTCCTGCATGAAAGCTTCCTTCGCTGCCGGGTGCCGCGCCTTAATCATGTCCTGGGCTTCAAGGGGCTGGTAGCCCTGCTGTACCAAGCGGCGTATCAGGAACTTTTCGTACATGGTCCAAATCATGTCCTCAGGGAGACCCACCTGGTCGATGCCCAACGTCGTGTCAGGGACAATGGTTCCTCGGCCTGTAATGTCCTGTTGCTTCTTCATAAGCTTAGACTGGAAGAAGCCATACTTAGGACTCCCGGCTCCCGCAATGTACGTCAAGAAGCCTTTGTGTCCGCGCGCAACAGACTTCGTAGTCACCGGGTCGTTCACACCAAACACGGCACCCACAGCCTGATGAAGCATTGGGCGCATCTTGGCTTCTTCGAATGGCATTGTCCCGGCGTTCTTTACTTCTTTGAACTGGTTGTTTACAAAAAGTAAATCGCGATACAGAGGATTGATATCCCCGTAGATGAGCTCTTGCCCGCCCTTACCCGGAACCACAGGACGCGTCGTAGGCGGAACAACAGGAATCTTTGAGATAACGTACGCCTTATCTGGAGTCAGCCCATTACTCTGTAAAGCCGAGATGTACTTGAGGGACTTGACGATGCCGTCTAGGTCTGCCCCAGACGCCGTTCTGCTTTTGGCTTCGAGCTCTTTTTTCTTTTTGTCCAAGTCAATCTTGGCGAGCTCTTTCTTAACGTGCGCGCCACCCTTCTCGCTGAGTAGCTTCGTAAGAGCTGTGCCTGTTAGCCCCAAGAGTCTCCGAGTTGGGTCTTCAAAGAGAGGATTTACAATAGGCTCTGCGAGCTCTATGTGCGCCCAACGGTCACCCTTAAGACCGCCAGTAACGCCTGGGTCGAACAAGCCGTCTTTCTCAGGCTTTAAATCTTTTGCCCGGACAAGCTTGGGCTCTTTGATTTCACCGGCAGACATCTTCATGATGTCGCTATCCGTGAGTGGACCTAAACCAATACGCGACTGGTCACGTGTAACTTTCACGCCAGCGCCTACGAGCATGTTCATAAACTTGTCAGCAGCAAAAGAAGTCTTGGGAGGGGGAGTAGGTAGCCCCATCTGCAAAGCCTTCCAGAACTCATCATTCTTTTGGCTCTTGAGCGTGGAAGCTTCGAGCAAAACGTTACGGGCGTTGTGGGCTACGAGCGCGTCGAACTCCATTTTACCGATGCCCTTAGCGCTCATGTCGCCGCCCTTAGTGGGCTGCATGTTGGCATCGTAGCTACCAATGTTACGAGCGCTGTAGTTGACGTCGGTGCTCTTGAAGGCTTTATATAGGTACCTATTGCCCACAAAAACGTTAGGCATACTTTTTCCCGTCATAGGGTCAAATACGGTTTCTTTATCTTTGACTCCGTGTTTCTTTAAGAGGTCTTTAGCGTACTGAACGTTGTCTCTACCTGAAAAGTTCTCAAGAAGAATTGGCTTACCTGTCTTAGCCGCAACTTTTCCTACTGCTGCTTCAAGAATCTGGGAAGGATTAATACGTGAGACAACACCTGCTGAAGTTAACAAAACATCAATAGGGTTGCCCTTTTCGTCTTGAATCATGTGGTCGTCTGGAACTATTTGTGCAACTACGCCCTTGTCCCCGTGCGACCCTAAGATTTTGTCGCCCACTTGCATAGGCTCTTTAACCTTGATGGTTACAGCGATGCGGCTTCCAGTCTTAACGACGTCAATAACCTCACCTTCATGGTGATGGTTCCAAACATCAGAAGCATCTCTGAAAGGCTTTACGAGAGACTTATGTAGGCGCCCCAACAAAATGTCATCCGGAGACATCTGGGATTTGCGCAAACCAAAAATGACAGGGTCGCCAGCGTTGAGCTTCATACCGGGCTTCACAACGCCCTCGTCATCGAGGAGCTTGTAGTGGTCCTTTGTGTAATTCTGACCATAATAAATCTGGTGTTTATCTTTGTTAAAGGTCATGTCGGGGTCTCTCGACACAACCACTTTATACATTTTTTCAGACGTGAGTTTCTTCGCTGCAGTTTCGCTAATGACAATGGCGTCGTTTGAGTTTGCTCCGTTATAGGGCATATACGCCACTGACATATTTTTTCCGAGTGCCAACTTCCCGTCTTTTGTGTAATTTGAGTCTGCAAGCTGTTGCCCCGCAGTCACCTTATCCCCCACCTTTACCTTCAACGTGTGGTCCAAAAATGATTTCGCTGCTAAAGGAAAATTCGTCTCATAATGAACCTTAACAATGTCACCGCCTGCTGTTGGCTTAATATGCACGTAGTCTTTGTCTATTTTGGAAATAGTTCCTGCCAATGGTGCGTGAGGATTCACTATTTGAGCCATAACTTCGACCATGGGTTTGCCTGTATGAGACACAGATTGCACCCACGGAACATCTCTATCCACCAAAGAAAGCGCTTGTGTCTGATACTTGGAACCCATAATGAGGCGATTACCCTGGCTAGACTCCATGAACGGAATAAGGTTCGTTGTTGGACTGTACATAAAAGTGGAATGAGGAATCTGATAATCTACTTGAGACGCTGGGACTTTTCTCACAACACCATTAACAAGAGCATCAACTTGTCCTTCTAGTTTCTGTTGTGGGAAAGCTATTGTACTCGTTTGCAGTAAACCAGAGCGTACAAATTCTGTTTTCTTTCCCTTCTTAACATTAACCAAAGGAACATAAATATTGCCTTTGGAATCTTTGTGCATAGCAAGTGCAGCACGAACATCTACACCAGCTCTAAAAGATTCCGGAGTACGCATCGGGTCAAGAGCCCCAATTTGTGTTGGGTGCACCATACGCGCTTCCATAGGGATAGCTCGTTCTGAGCTGATACCACCTTCGCCAAGAGACGTAACACGCATCGAGGAATCAATGAGCTCCATGGGATTGGTCTGTGTAGGCACAGATACAAGCTGCGAGGTGTTTATGAATTTGAGGAGTCCTGGCGTAAACGGCGCAGAGGCGATAGCACTCTTTAGATCTTTCTTTGCTTCAATTTTTATAGCCGCTTTACGGGCAATGTCACGAGCATCAAGCTTTATACGCTCTTTAAAGAAATCATCTACCATATACAAAGATTTGAAATCCAAACTATCACGGTCATCAACTTCATCATTGTTCTTAAAAATCTTTAGTACTTTATGAGACGCATCAAGAATAGCCGCAGGTGTAACCGTTTCGTAGGGATGTCCCAATGTTACTTTATTGACGTCTGGATTCATATAAGCCTTAGAATACCTATTAAAGACTTCTTGAATCTTGGCTTCTGGTGTTGTTAACTTAAGAGCATCTCTTCCGTAAGTAGGAACAACTTTGTTATAGAGACGGTCAACGACACCTGAAATATTCTTAGGTGCCATTTGTCTATTCTTCTCAGCGAGAGCATCTCCCCATTTTTCTGCTATTTGGTCATGCGTTATTCCTACTCTAGTGAGTATTGGATAGAGCGGAATCTTTGATGCTCCATACTCGAGTTGCATCTCACCCTTTTCAGGGTCCATAGTTACGTTAAAGTTAGCTGCCCCCTGCATATTGAAATTAGCTTCTAAGATACCATTAGCTCGTTTTCTAGCGTATACACCAGGCTTTGGACGAACCATGCTAGAAACAGAGTATTCGTTACCACCGACTATCAAAGTATGCCTAGGCGTGAACCACGGTATCTTAGCTAGCGTGAATTTTTTAGCTTCGTCTACGACTTGTCCAGTAGCGTTATCTTTAACTCGAATAGTTCCTTGGATAGGTTCAAATAAAGAATTCCCTTCCAGAATAGCTTTCTTTTGTTCTGAAGGTGAATAGTCCTTTTTTGTAAAACTTAAATCTGAAATCTCAAGTGTTTTACTCCGAGATTTAATTGGAAAAGACTCCATAATGCCTTCCATGACCTTCTGTCGGATATGGTCACGTTTTGTTGCGGCATCAACTAAAACAGGTTGGACATCATTTGAAGTAGGCATGTGAGTCCTTTTCGAAAAATGAAGAACAACTTTGTTATAAGTCTATGAGATGTAGAAAAGCATCTCAAGAGACCCTTACTGGGGGAAGAAAGGAGGCCACCTTGGCAATTATTGCCTTGTTCCTTCTTTTATAAAGGTCTCGAGTATTGCAGCAGGATCTGTTAAATCTTCCTTAGCAGATCCTGCATCTATTTTCTGCTCTTCTTCAGCGAATACTTTAGCCGGGTTAGGTGGGTATACTTTATTTTTAGCAGCAGATTCTTTTTTCTTTTTTTGTTCTTCAACGTATTTAGGGTCAACAATTAACCACATAACGTGAGCAATACGTGTCCCATTTTTGAGATCAACAAAATCTTGCTTCTGTAATAAAGCCTTACCAGAAAGACAAAGATTAATGGTCTCTTCGTATTCTCGGTTATTTGTGTGAGGACACGTGTAATCCGAATCTTCTTCGTGCGTTACTTCACCTGCATTAAAAGCAATTTCGCATAAAGGGCAAGTATAATAAGGTTTCCAAATTACAAAAACCTTTGAAAAATACAAAACCTTTATGGGGTCAGCTATTTGCTCCGGCGAGGTTTTTTGGCCTACAAGGTTTCCCCCTTTATTGTCGCCAAAAACGTTTGTAAATTCTCGTGGCTGGAGCGCTTGGATTACAGAGTTAAAATCGTTCATCTACATCCCTTGAGCTTGTTGTGTCTGTTGTTTGTTTTGTAGTTCCATTCGTTGAACTACTACAGAATACAACACAAAGTCCTCAACTTGAAGCTGGTGTAAACGGCTCTTTTTAGCTCCGTATTCCATTTGGGATAGTTCATTAACGATTTGGTCTGCATTAGCTATAACCTGTTGCTGGTTATAGTTCGAAGGCCCTTGTAAAGCCTCTTGCTGAGATTGCTGAGCAAGATTGTTTTGTTGCTTCTGCATCTCAATCTGTAGAGCATTACTGATGCGAACACCGCGTATAGTCTCTTCTTTAATGCGCGTCTCCTCTCGTAGAGGATCAATCTCAAAGATTTCACACATCGTAGTGTCTGAAATAACCTGTGAACCAGTCTGTTTACCCGACTGCCATACGTTGTAGATGAGTTGTTGCTTCTCGAAATCATCGACCATACGGAAGGGTGTAAGACCGAGAGTTATTTTCTCCCAACCGAGGAACTCAGAGCACTTGTCGTCAATCCACTGCATGAGGTCTACAATGTCTGCAATGTGAGTTGAGAGCTGGTTCTCGATCATTCGTAGTGTAGCTTCCATACCTCTTCCGGTGAGTCCTCCGTACAAGAACTCCATGGGAATTCCCAAGGTGGCAACGATGCTCTTCTCAGCCTCTTGGATTTCTCCCAGGGTGAGCAGTGCGCGTCCTTGACCACCAATTTGAACCATTCCCACCGGGATTGGGGCGTACATAATATGGAGCGGATCTTTACGGTGTAATCGAAGGTTGAGGTCGAGTTCGTCTTTCCACTTAGTGAGGCTAATTTGCTGTACGGGGTCAGCAACTCCAGAAGATTGAGATGGGTGCAGAACACGGAATGGTACCAGATAATCAAGCGCGATTGCTTCATTAGCTTTCCTCAAAATCTGCGTGAAGTGGAATCGCTCAAGTGCAGCCAAGATTGGTGGCAATCCCCATTGAGGATTAATGCCAGCAGGAGCTCCAACTTTCATGTGGAAGATAGCATCACGTGCAAACTTGAAAGGTTTACGTGCTTTAATGGCTTTCAAGAAACCGATGGGCATCGTATCGATTAAGGTCTTATGCCCAGAATTAACACGGCTCACCACTTGTTGAGGTATCTTGTAATAATAATCTGATTCACCCGTTAAAGGATTATGGTCAATATCAATATCTTTAGCGTCCCAACGAATGAAATTAATTCCCTTACTGAGAAGTAATTTTCTATCTTCGATTTGGTCTTCAGAGGCTGTAACTTTGCTTTTGCAAGACTGGCAGGAATACGTGAACTTTAAGTTAGTAACATCAAATGTATATGAAGTATTTTTGATATTCGTAAGCGCACCACACTTTGTGCATTTTAAATACCGCACAAATGGCTGGTACATAGATACAAAACTATTTCCGTAGACATATTTATCTAAAGAAGCTTTAATAAGAAATTCTCGTACTCGGAGGGTCTTTTCAAGCAAATCTTTGTGCCTTTGCTTGAGGTGTTCATTCACTGTTTCATACGTAATTTTCGTAATTGGGTACTCACCGAATTTACGAAGAGCCGCAAATATGTGTGGACTTTGGTAAAAGAGATACTCACACCAGACGAACAGTTCTTTAAGCCGCTTGGGCGTGTAGAGCTGCGAGTACTGGTAGTAAGGATTTGAATGAGTCCCATCCATGCCCCCGTGATAGGGGTCAAACAATCTCATGGTGTCCGTCGTCAATGTGTCCTCCAGTCTTTACAAAGGATAGTCTAATGGAAAACAAAATGAAATTCATCAAAATCGATGGAACACCCGCATTCTTCGTACAAGGAGGACCACATGATTCCTGGGACCGTGTGTTTGGGAGTCAATATACTGCGGCTCATCGAGGTTGGATCTTCCCAGGATATCCTCCTTTTTTAAATAATGTCCTGCGTGACATAAAAGAAATAAACAAATACGCTCTTCCACCTGAAGAAGAACAGAAAGCAAAAGACTATGGACATTCATTGGAATACTGGAATGCTTTCGTCCGTGAGCATCCTACGAACGGAATCTATTCTAGCTACGAGCATCAACTTACCGGAACAGCAGAACTCCTTGCATATTATCGCTGGTATCTTCGATGGGAAATGGGAACAGGAAAGACAAAGGTTGTTATCGACGCCCTGCAATATCTACGAGAAAAAGCTCTTGTTATTTGCCCACTTATTGCAATCGACACTTGGGTACGAGAAACCGATATGCATTCTAGCGGGACCTTATCCACTATCACCATCACAGGCACCGCTAAACAAAAAGAAAAAAGAATTAGTGAAGCCTTTGATAAAGACATTGTTATTGTGTCTTATGATACTGCTCGTCTTTATGGTGTTCCTGCCCTTTGTTCTGCAGCTGCTGAAGTAAAGAAAAAAGAGCGTATGGGAAGTACGCCAACGCACACACATGTTATTGATAAAATTGCAACTCTTTCAGACGACAAACAACAAGTTTATTATTTGGCTTCATATTACGCCGGAAAGTTAACAGCGAAACAAATCGATGAAGAAGTAAATAAAATTGTCGGACCAACTCCTCCATTTCTTTCTTCTTTAAATTTTAAAGTTTTAGTTCTTGATGAAGCGCACAGAGTGAAAAGTATTAAGAGCCAAAGAACTAAAATCATAACGCTTTTGTCTGAAAAAGCTACTAGACGATACCTATTGTCTGGAACACCTACAATAGGAGACCCACGAGACTTTTACACACAACTAAAAATACTTCACCCTGCTTTAATGCCGGAACAATGGTTCTCGTTCATCAAAAAATACTGCGAGCATGCTAACTGGAATGACCACGTTGTAACAGGCTATAAAAATTTACATATTATAAATGCACGCGTTAATTCTGTGTCAAGTGAGCGTAAATTGCTTGATTGTGTTCAGTTACCAGAACAACGTGACCAAGACATCTTATATTACCTAAGTGCTGGACAAACCAGAGATTATAATAAGGCCGTCAAAGAATTTTCCTTGGAGGGAGAAGGAGGAAAAATAGATTTATCTCAAGGTTCTCTTCGTCTTAACAAGCTATTACAAATTTGTAGTGGTTTTTATTACACACCAAAAGAAGATAAGAATGCACCCTGTGACCAATGCCCTTCGTTACAAGTTTGTTTTGAATCCGGCATAGTTCCTGGCGATACCGAGTGTGTTAAAGATTCTTTAAAAACAGCTCCAATACCCCCTGTCATATTTTACGGACAAAACCCTAAATTAGAGGCTCTAGATGATTTACTTGAAGACATCCTCAATAGTGAGAAAAATAAAGTTATCATATGGGCTCATTTTAAGACGGAACTAGACAACATAGAAGATTTATTGAAACGCTGTAAATATAGTTACGTACGTGTTGATGGGTCCAACACTAAACACATAAAACATTTTGCGGATCTTTTTCAGAACGGAAAATACACTCGTATTTATTTAGGACAAGTTAACACAGGCATCGCAATTACACTTACTGCGGCACAATACTCAATCTATTACAGTCGCCCTTGGTCACCTGATGCTTGGTTCCAATCTCGAGCACGTAATTTTCGTATTGGGCAAAAGGAGAAAACAGTTGTTTATCGATTGGTTGGAGCTCACACCGTAGAACAACAGCAGCTCATAGCTTTGTCTAATCGTCAAAATATTGGACAAATGTTAACGACAAAAATGGACTGTCTCCTCTGTGAAAACTATTCAGCTTGTGTGCTTAAAGAAATAGAGCCCTGGTCAGCGTTATGCAAATATTCTTCTTCAATAAACCGATTAATAACACGACCAAGACTGTTGCCCGAAACACCATAAAAAGGTAATGTAAACACAAAGGAGGAATTACGGTGAATATCACTTTCGATCTTCAGGAACTCGCGCAACTTTTAGGTAAAGCTTTAAACTGTACAGTATCTGCTGAAAATATTTATTTCGCTGAAGATGACTGCATCACTTTGACCGACGTCTCCATAGAAACATTAACCAAAGCATCCCAAGAAATAAGAACAGTTTCACAACTCATAAAATCAACACCTCCTACGGTACAATTTCTCCCTACTACAAAAGAAGAGATTGTAGCTCCTCCCCCAGTTGAACCCGCTGACAATTTTGACGACGTTATGAAAATCAGCCAGCAACTCGCTCAAACCATTCCAGAAGAATCCACAGAATTTCCTAAAGAATTTATGCAAGGAATCCTCAGCAAAATCCGCTAGTACTTACGCCGTAAAGCAAGACAAAAAAACAAAAAAACGAGGAAAAAAATGTCAGAAGAAGACAATGTCAAAGAAGAACGTACATCTGAACGAAGATTTGAGTATCCCAATGGATTTCTTGACGAGGGCTTACCTCGAGGAGTCATGTCGCCCTCTCAGGTCGGTATGTTCCAGCGATGCCCACGCCAATATGAGTATCGTTATGTGCAGGAGTTGGTGGACCCACCAGGTGTTTCAATGGTCAAGGGCACAGCGATTCATAAGGGCGCTGAAGTAATTCACAGGAGTATGATCGAAACCGGTAACCCGATAGAGTTCAAAGAAGGAGCTGAAAGCGTTGCTAGTTGTTTCGATGCAGAGTCAAAGTTTATCGAAAACTGGGATGGACTTGCTCCGGGCGTGGTTAAAGATTCGGCGATCAATGGGTATGCCACTTACTACCGATATGCTGTGCCTCGTATCAAACCTGTCCATGCCGAAAAAACTTTCGCTATCAAAGTCGGAACTGTGCCGGTGCGTGGTGTTATCGACCTCGTTGACAGAGTACAAGATACCGATATGTCTCTCGAAAATGACCCCGACAACCCTCGCCTTGTTGAAGTTGTTTCAGATCTGAAAACCACTGCTAAGAGATGGCCGGAACAAAAAGTACGTTTTACTCCTCAGTTAACGTTTTATGCTCTTGCAGAAGGTACAAGTCGAGTTAGAATCGATTTCTTAATTGAGAGTAAAACAGGGACCAAATACGAGCAGGAGAGGTCCATAAGAGACGCTTACGATATTAAATTGCTAATTGAAGACGTTGAAGAGATTTCTGATATGATAAAGAAAGGTTATTTTCCACGATGCGACCCAACATCTTGGGCATGCACCGAAAAGTTTTGTGGGTATTACGCAAGGTGCCGAGGTAAAAAATGAACTCCATTGTGAACTATAACACCATGTCTCCAAAAGACTTTTGGTCCATCGTAAAGCTTACGGGGGACGCGGCGCGTCAACGTTTCCTGCTCGCGTGGGAAAAAGTGGGAAACGGAAAAGTACTGAAATCTGAAGACGCCCAAAAAGTTCTAAATGATTTATTCATTTATTCTCACCAGCGTATTCAGGCTAAAGGTCTAGAGAAATTCTTTCCTACCCAACAATGCTATAAAGATATTCTTACAAATGTTCAGGACCTTTGGTGGGTGGATCACTTCACCGCTGGTATAAATGGCTGGTCAACGGTGAATTGGTTTAGCTCTAGGAAAAATACCAATGGCAAATTTAACGGAGCGTCAACTCACTTTGTTCAAGACTATCACGGAGACCCTCTCTACTTGGTATCGATTGTCAATGGAGCATGGCACGAGCCAAGAGTTAATAAATCTTCAATTTCTATTGAGACTGTCAACGCCGGACGCTTGCATAGAAATGATAAAGGAAATTGGGCGTATTGGGCAGGAGAGGTTCCTAGCAATCTTGTCAGTGAACTCCCTCCTACAGCAGTCACCCCACCTTATAAAGGAGCAGAATATCTCCAGCCCTTTACTTTGGAACAAATCAAAAACAATATTCTCATTAAACGACTTGTGAGAATGGCTCTAGGTGAGCGCATATCTCCCCTGCGTATGTCTCAGCACTCTGACTGGCGCGAAGGCAAGTCAGATATGGGTCCATTGTGGCCTTTCGAAGAATGCAACGCAGGCGCATTTAACGAGGGAATGTTTCCTGTTAACCAGCTGCATATCATACAAAGTTTCGAAAATTCTCCGCTTGGCAAACCAGAAATTTTGGAGGACCATTCGAATACTTTTGAAAAGAACGAGAACAGTCCAGAATACGGCGTAAAAAGCCCAACAAATGACGACGATGAAGCAGACCACGAAAAACACGTTCTTTCTGTGGTAGAAGCAAAACCCCACTTAGATAGGCTTGGGTTTACTAGTGGGTATACAAAGCTTTATGACCAGTCGTTCAAACAAGCAGTGCAAATGTTCCAGGCAGCGTGGAACCACAGAAAAATGGATCTTGCTCCAGAGACTGAATTGAAAGTCGATGGTATCCTAGGTCCCCTAACAACAAAAGCATTGTTGGAGGCAAGCCAGCAATGCGAAAAAGACGGTATCAACTGGAGGTAACAACATGGACGTAAAGATCGAAACCAATTGTGGTCGTTGTGGCCGTAAGAACGAAGCAACTGTCAGCCTCGAACGCGCAAGCGAAATCGTCAGCGGGGACAAAGAGAAGGTTGATGCCCTAGCTGAGCTCACAAAACAAATTCGAGAATTTGACACAGCTCTTCTTCCGGATGCCATCATCTGCACCAAGAACGCCGATGGTGAATACGACATCGAAACCCTCGACAATCTGTGCGAGCTTGATGGCAAGCGCAATAAGGGCTGCAAGGCCCGCGTGAAATACCTGGTCGAGGACATCATGTTCCGCATCAAGCACGAGGCTCCGGAACGGAAAACCGAAAACGGCGAAGAGGCCCCGAAGCGCAAGCGCCGGACAAAGGCCGAAATCGAAGCTGACAGAGCTCGAGAAGCAACGGCAAACTGAGGTAGTGATGGAAAAGCTCGGAGTAGAAGAGAAGACTGAAAAAACAGCGGAGAAAACAACAACAAAGGCGCGTTGTCCTTGGTGTAATCAAGTGGTTGAAAACACAGATGAAACTGGGGGTCTCTTAAAGTGCCCTGAGCACGGGACGGAGCCGTTTGAATGACACGTGATGTACGGTCTAAGCGTATCGACCCCGATAAGACGCTGCGTACTATACGAGCATTGTACATGGTCGCGTACAACTCAGAGAAAAGTCTTCTCCTCTGCTCGACAGAGCTGTTTCACATTCTAGGAGACATCCTCGAGGGCACACCACCCGAGAGACTTGTCATGCATCAAATCGATAAAGCAGAAGTTCTCGCGGAACTCACTGCGTTATCGGAATAAAAAAGCAAAAGCAAAAAACTGAAGGAGCGAGAAATGTCTGAAACAGAACCGTTAGAGAATTTTACGGGCGCGGATGAACCGGTAGAAATACTTCAACCAGAAACAGAAAAAACTTCAGTAGAAGAAATCCCCAAAAAGGATAAAAAGATAAAAGCTTCTCCTATTGAGAAGAAGAACGGGGAAGGACTGTTCAAATCAGCTCGTAATTTCAGTATGAAACTTAAAGACATCAATCTTCCGGATAAATACAACCGAGACAAGATTGGTGACATTAAGGGTTTAGTACAGTCCATTATATCTGTCGGGCAAAAAGTGGCTCTTGTGGTTCGTATAGACCCCAATGACCCTACTAAGGTTCTCTTGGTTGATGGACGTAGACGCTTCACTGCCATGCAAGAAGCCGGTATTAAAGAAGCCTTCGTAACCTTCACGGATGACAACAATGATGCAGATGCCTTTCTCACATCAATGCTGACCAACCTTGCGCGTGAAGGTCACAATCCAATCGAAATTGCTGAAGGATTTCAGTATGCTATCGATTCTGGAAAGAAGCAGAAAGACATCTCGGCTGCTTGTGGAAAAAGTGACGCTTTTGTGTCCCAACATCTTGCCATTCTCAAGCTTCCACCAGAAGCCATCAAGTATGCTCGAACCGAGAAGTTGAAATTCGCACATCTGCGTTCGTTATTGCGCGTTTACACTGACGAAGATCTAAAGTTCTATGACCGTGTTTTCCAAGCCACGGTTGAGAACGATTGGACTCCAGAGGATACCGAAAACGCTATCGTCCATTATCTGGACAAGAAGGCAGAAAAAGCCAAAGCCGCTGGCACAAAAAACAACAAGAAAAAAGCTGGGCGTCCTACCAAGAAAAAAGATAAGCTCAAAGATTATGCCAGCTTGAGCTTCAAACTCGTATCACCCAGCAAGGCAAAGGAAATTTTTGGCGAAGCTAAAGACCTGTACGATACCGCTAACACCAAAGACCGCGTCAACTACTACAAGGGCATTCTTGTCGGGATGGAACGCTTGAGTGGAATTCGCGACACGTTCTAACCTACCGCAGCAGTATCTGTGCTTTTCTCCACCAATTGACGCCGTAAATTCTTCAGTACCACCAGCTTAACCTGGCGTACTCGTTCAACAGTGACGCCAGTAACAGCTGCAAGTTGTGGAAGAGTTTTTGGCTCTGTCTTTCGCTCGTCCTGAGCAATGTTGTAGTACTGAAGAAGAATGAACCGGTCACGAGCGCGTATGGGCATTTCATTCAGGACCTTACGTAATAAAATAGCATTATTATTGCTAATCGTAAGGTCTTCTAAAGTATCATCCGTATCGGGCCGGTTCATTGCTTCTTCTAATGGAACTATGGACGACATCGTAGTTATTTCTTCTGCGTTAACCATAATAAAATCGTGCAATCTACGTTTTCTGCCTATCTTTCCACATTTAGGTTGTAATGTACGTAATGGATTATCTGTTCTAACCCCACAATGAATACATTCATAAGCACCAAGCTTTTGACTTTTCTTTACAGCTTTTTGTTTATGAGAAGGAACATGAACGATACCACTAGCGTGTAATTCATCTAACATTTCTTTACGAATCCACCAAGAAGCATAAGTTAAGAAACGAGTGGCACGAGCCATATCAAATTTATCCAAAGCTACAAGTAAACCCACATTACCAGCGGATATTAATTTCTGAATAATCTCTGGAGACTTAGATAACTTTTTAGCCGTGGTTACAACAAAACGAAGATTAGACACTATTAATTCTTCTCTGGCTCTTGCATCCCTAGGCGAACCACAGTGTATGCAGCATACGGGAGGAGCAAAAGCATCAAAACGGGCATTACATTCGGTACAAGTAGTCGCTTTACCTATGACGCGCTTTAAAGTAGGAGTACCACATATAGGACAATTATTAACCTTTACAAGGTGAGGAAGTCTACGAGAACATTTTGGACAACTTTTATAACGTAACAAAAGTTCTTGTTCTCGTGCTGGTGTGAGTACTTTATGTTTACCAACGTCGTCGTAATAACTCCGAAAGGTACGACTTTCGAAAAAGTTATCCATTACATACCTCCTTTAACAAAAGGGTAATCGAAAGGGGTAGACAACGCAACAATCAAGCGTTAATCTTTAACCCTTTCACAGGAGAGAAAGAAAACATGGCAAAGCAAACCAAACCTGTACCAACAACAAGCACAGTCAACGAGGAGAAAGAAATGTCTAAAACAGAAGATAAACCAAAAACAGAAGACAGCAATGTCGCAATAGAAAAAACAACACCAGCAGCTATTGAGAGTACTGGACATACTCTTGTTGATTCATACATGCACATTCCTACTTTCGTGGAACGGTATGGAAAACAACTTTTACGTATCGAAGCTGAAAATGTCAGCAGTGAAGTTGTAGACCAAACAATATGGTCCTTACCGGACGAAACACAAGACAAATTGTTCGCTATCATAGCGAAAATGAATCCACAGAAAAAAGGTGTTGTCTCTGACGGAGACCAAACAGACTTCCTTGAGATTCGTTTGAATCAAGGCACCGGAAACGACCCAAACCGACCGGAAGATTCCGTACCAGGACACTACTATCTCTCCAGCGTGGAAAAAGTCGGTAAGATGTTTTTGGCGACTCCTCTCCTCATTTGGGAAGGACGTCAAATGTGGGCAGAACGGTCAGAAGATGCGAAGGGTCCTAACACACCTGAATGTTCTTCTTTGGATCGTCACGTTGGAGACCACTACGGTGTATGTGAACAATGTCCTTACTTGCCTTGGAGAGACAACAAACCTTCGCGCTGCGGTAACACGGTAAACGCTATTTTGTACATCAAAGATACCTGCGAAATAGCACTGTTACGTTTCCAACGTACATCAGCTCCAACTGGTACACAGCTAGTAAAATTTGCAAAACGTGGCAGTGTTCCATGGGCTCGTTGGTATAAATTCGAATCGGAAGCACAGACCAAAGGTGACAAACGTTGGTTTGTTATCAAAGCAACTCCCACTGACGAAGCCGTAGAAAAAACCCTGCAAAAATTCTGCGACGTAATGTGCACCGTTGCGGAACGAGACTATTTCTACCCGCGTGTAGCTCGCATCTATTCTCATCAAAGCGGAGGGACGACTCCTGCTCTAAGCACCGCTTCATCGACACCTGACCCAAAAGATCCTGTCACCATAACGGATGAAAACATGGGCGATTTCGGCGGAATGAAGCCGTAACCAACTGATTTGATTAGAGACAGTCTTTACGTTTTACCACGTAAAGGCTGTCTCTTTTTTTACTAAAGAGGTGTCTCATGCCACAAGAATTGAATCCATTTTTGCTCAAGCATGCTCCTTGGTCACTTAGTAAAGTTGAAGCTTTAAAGCAGTGTCCATTAAAATTTAATTATGGATACGTAAATAAACCAGCTCCTTCTCTGTTAACCCCTACAGATAATTTCGATTCTCGTGTTGGTAAAGCTGTTCATAAGTTGTTGGAAATGCTCATACTAAATCATAATATGTCTCAAGCTGTAGCATATGTTATGCGAGAGTTTAAATTAACAACGCGAGAAATTGAAGCAGTTGAAGCGTCACGTCCTGCAGCAGAAAAATTCTTTTCAACCTTTAAAGCTTTTCGTAATCAAAATGAACCGCATGAATTATTAACGGAAAAGAAAATAGCAGTTGGATTCAAAGGAGAAAAAAGACCTTTCTTTGATAAATGGGGGTCACCTAATACAATTCTTCTCAGAGGTGTCCTTGACGTAGGGCTAGTTTACACTAATAAACCGACAGCTATAATTATTGACCATAAAACAGGAAAAAATAAAGGAATGGCGCATTACGCGAATCAAATGGCTTTTTACGCCTTTATGATAAAGGCTAATTATCCACATGTTACGCGTATGATACCGGCTATTCATTGGTTACAAGATAGTAAGGTTGAGCAAGGTGCTGACATGGATTTAACACGACTTGACGTCCTTATGGATAAAGTTGTACAGTTCATGTTAGATGTTACTCAAAACATTGACGCGTCTAAACTGAATAACACGAAAACGGGTATACTGTGCAACTGGTGTGACTACTATGCACTGTGTCCTGAATTCGCTGTCACGTCAAACAGTGCTACGTTAAATGGTGCTACTGATGAGCAAATCGAACAAAAAAGCGAAGATGGTATCGAGTGTATTGGACCCATCAAAGGGATTAACACCTAACATAAGGAAAAAAATATGGCGTAGTATCCCACCTGAGACATGGGTTAAAATTATAAAAGAAAATCGTAACGAATTAAACCCATATTTTTCTGGTCTTAGAGTTTCTTCTTTATGCCCCACAATTGATCATGCTGATACCAATCCTTCTTTTAGTATAAACATAGAAGAAGGATTCTGTTACTGTTTTGGTTGTAATTTTCACTCTAATAACCCCATTGAAATTTACTCAATAATTACACAAAAGACTCTTGCAGAGAGTGTTAGTGAATTAATAGAAAAACACAAACTTGATTTCTTACCTCAATCTCTTTCCGCAAAATTAGAAGAACAACGTTTAAACTACGTAATGAAAGCGGCAGTTTATTCTGTCTGCCATGAAGAATTATGTAACGCCATAGCCCAAGATTGCCAAGGAGAATACGCATACGCTAAACCCGCAATAAGCTGGTTAACAGAAGAACGTAAAATATCTGTCGATATCATACACAGTCTACCTATAGGTATATACCCTACATTATCCCGTTTAAGTAGCAAACTCTCAGATCAATACTTAGCTCGAGTCGCTAAAGAACAAACACAAAATCCACAAGGACTTTCAGATACCCCAGACGTAGCCAATATGGCTGTAACTTATTTCAGTAGTATGAATCGAGGAGGAGGTGACAGAGATTTCTTAGGTGCTCTCGTTTTCCCTCTTTCTAGTTCTATAAACAGTATTAGTGGTTTTAAATTTAGAAAACCAGTATCTCAAGGGGCAAAATCCTACTACGTACACGACGATCCATTTGATGAGTACTCAGGATTATTTGGTCTCAATTGGGGGTACTATAAAGCTTGTTGGGATAATAAAAAGGAAACACGTTCTGCTTACATCGTAGAAGGAGAAATGGATGCCTTATCTATTATGGCACACATGGCTTCTTCAGGTAATACCGAATATCCTGTCTTTAGTGTAAGTGGGTCTTCAGCTACTGATATGGTAGCAAACATCCTTAAAGAAAGCTCCGTAAACACTTTATATTTAGTAGGAGATGCTCCTAATAAAGGAGGAGCTGCCCAACCTTCAGCAGGAGGGGATAAAGTAGTAAAACGTTGGATCGAAACTTTAAGTGATATTAATTCATACGTTTTTACTGCGGAAGCTTGGGATAAATTAGCACCAGGTGACGATCCGGATTCAGCCGTACACCGAATTGGTGGTGATAAAGTAATAGACGAATTTTTTCACAAACAAAAAGATAATTTCGTTTCAACTAGTAAATGGATTTATCAATGTGCTTATACAGAACTAGAAGAAATAGGCGAAGAAGATTACCGTCGTTTCATTGAAAAAGCCGCTGAATATGGACAATTACTAAAGAACACATTAGACCGAGAAAAATTTGTAGACCATATTGTAGCGGATTTTCCTTCTATTAAAGCTGAACCACTAAAACGCAGTATTACAGGATTACTTAAAACAGAAGGTGCTTTTGTTGAAAATTGCCGTCTATCACTGACAGAACATCTTTATGTGGTTGGTACAGAGAGTGGAGCAGATAGAAAGTTACTTTTGCTCGATAAAAAAGATCAAACTGTACACCGTATAAAGTTAGATAGTGAAAGTTCCATAGCTAGAGAACTTGCGACTATTTCTGGGCGTATAACTAAGTATATCCATGATAAAGTAGGTTTCCCGCAATTCCTAATAGACCCCGAAACTGTCGACGGTGATGGATTCTTAAAGATGGCAGATGAAAAAGTAAGATTCTATATGAATCAAGCTGTTCTTGACCTTGCTTTAGGTATGCCTGACGTACGTGAAACGCGCCTCTTCCGTCAAGGATATCATCGCATACATGTTACAAGCTCTGACATTAGAGAATATATTGTTTGTGGTGAACGAGTCATAAAGATACTACGTGATTCAGCTGGAATAGAATACAAAAAGCTCGATGGACCTCGTGACAGAGAAATAATATTCGATACAGGTTACTTACGTGATTCCCGAGTAGAAGAGCCATGGTTCCCTGGCGGTATATCCGTAGATATGTTGAATGCAAGGAAGAATATTGATTTAAATGTTGTGTTCGACAAAATAGAAGCTCTAATCAGTACTGGATTTTATTTCAAAAATAACAATACGGTCCCTCCTATGCTCGCGGCTGAAACTATCTACTATGCGATTAACAACGCCTTCAAACGCCATAACATACTGTATGTTACGGGTGAAACAAGCTCTGGTAAGTCTTCTCTAGCGGGTGTGTTTAGTAAGATTGCGAGTCATAGGTCTATTCGTCTCCTATATATGTCTCAAGGGCATATGGGATTTACCGAAGCTAGCGTGAGTCGTTTAGCTGATGGTTGCCGGTTACTCATGGTGCTTGATGAAGCTGAAGCAGATGAAGGTTCCAGCAAATCTTCTGCTGTCAAAGCTGTGCAAGAAACATTTCGAGGTGTAGTCAGCGGTGACGGCGGCACACGCGTCCGCGCATCTATGACAAGTCAAGGTGTCATCACAAACGACATTTTCTGTCCTGTCATCTTTTGCGCCATTGGCGGTGTAGATAAAGCACAAGACTTTAACCGTATGCTCATCGTTGAAACACAAAAGCAACCAGGACGTGACAGCGCCATTAACATCATCGAGAGAGTTTTCGGTAAAGAATATGCTTGGGAATTAGCCCAAGATTTAGCGCTGGGTCTATATCCGCACATACCCGCTATTTTACAGGAGTATGAGGCCATCACCGCTGAGTTTCCAAACTTTAAGACGTACACAGGCATCGTTATGGAATACCGGTACGCATCCAGTCTGTTTCCAATACTCGCCATTATGAAGTACTTAGGTAAAGACTGGGTAGGATTTCTTAAAAATTACGTAGAAGACAACGCCGATAACATCTCCAGAGCTGCGAACATTACAGAGTCTGAAACCCTCGTCTCTGCCATGATGCATAATCCAGTCGTTGTTGTGCCTTCTGATAACAAAGATGACCGTCAGGTACGTAAGGCATCTATCGCGCAACTTCTTTCTAATCCCGCACTTCGTGAACGCATTAACACTTCTTCATGCGGTTTATACTTCGAAGAAGAGACCGATCTGCTCCTCATACTTCTCGACCAAGCTCTTACGGAACTCTTACCTGAATTGTATACGCGCGATGGAATGAAGAGCCAACAATTACGGCAAAGCCTTATGCGCAGCAATATCGCCATGACAACAGAAGAAATGCTCGAAAGCGGTATTATTCCACGAAGTTATCATATTCTCGGACAAGGAGTAAAACCTCACAATGTAGTGGTGTTAAAAGCTAAGTCTTGGGTGCGAGGCGCAGCTAGAACATCTTCTATACCAAAACCTCCGGAAAAAGGTGTGATAAGCCATGACGGAAACGAAAAAGACAACGTTGAAAAAACCCAGGAAGAAACCAAATCTCTCGGTGGAGGTGACTTCGGGTCTGCCTAAAAAGATGTTGTCAGACGAGTGTCAAATGTGTGCAAATGGTTGGTCTGGCATTAGTTGCCCAACCTGCCCTTTGTACGGACAAAAACATTTTATACACACAGGGGGACCCAGCGAAACGGATTGTTTTATCGTCTGTGAATCTCCTACAGTAGGACCTTCTGCAGACGTATTCAAACATGTTGGATGGAGTTCTGGCTTAGAGAAAAATATCAAGATTCTTTTAAACGATTATCGGATTAAAAACCCTGCGTATCAACACATAGAAATGTACTTCACGTATGCCGTGCATTGTGAAGTAGAAAAACCTCCAGCAATCGCTGTAGAAAAATGCGCAGATATTATTGAGAGCCAGCTAGTACGCTGTACACCAGAAGGACGTCCAATAGTTATTCTTGCTTTTGGACCTCAAGTACTTCGTTCTCTTGGAATTAAGTTTCAAAAACACGCAGACGTTGTAGGAAGATTTCATTCTGTCTCTATTAGAGGTAGGTCTGCTTACGTATTTGCCTCTATCTCTCTCAGACAGATGATGGTCAAAGCTGGTTATGTGGACATTGTTACTCAACATATCGATACGTTTATGCAGCAAGTACTTCTTTCCAAGAAAGGAAAACATCCGGTATTACAAGCGAATACGGATATACTCACATCTAAGTACGAATTCCCCACAACAGTGAAAGAAGTAAATGACCTCGTTGACCGCATTCTGGCCTACAGTCCTAATGGACAAACTCCGGGACGACAGTTACTCGCTATCGATACTGAGACGAATACACTTTATCCACACCGTAAGAAACTTAAACTCCTCACTGTTACCGTTGCTTGGGATGCTGGATGTGCAGCGTCAATTCCAATCGAGCATGAGGAATCACCTCTTACTCTGGAAGAGCTTAGAGCCCCTCTAACACGTTTATTTACTTCAGAAAATCCTAAAGTAGGTCACAACATAAAATATGATTTTAAGGTTTTACACCGTAAAGGCTTCAAGCTCGAAAACATTATGTGGGATACATTTGTATGCGAACATCTTCTCGCAGAGGACAAAAAAGGTTTTTATGGATTAAAAGAACTTACCCGCGTTTATCTCCCTGCTTATGGCAACTATGAAACAGAGGTTAAAACACACAATAAAAACGTTTTAAACGAGGCCAAAAAGGACGCTAAGGATAAGGGAGAAAAACTCAGTAAAGCAGAACAACTCCTTCTTGAGGATGATGGTTACGCAAGTGTACCTCTTGATACTTTAAGCAAATACGGCGCTATCGATGCAGACGTTACTTGGCAAATTGCTGTTCGTCAACGTAAGTCAATGATGAATGAAACAGCAAAAAGCGTTACAGCCAGGATACCCTTCAGCACACACAGCAATCCAGAGTTGCGTAAGAAGGGTGAAATACTTTGGACTAATGAAGACCCAAAAGTAGTAATTGGCCGAGGTCCGTCTTGGGACCCCCTTATTAGGTTAGCTACAACACGTTCCGTACCTACGCTTTCGACCTTAGCGAGAATGGAAGATCGTGGTGTAACTATCGATAGACCTTATACGCAAACACTCGCGATAAAAATGGAGCAGTCTTCACGAGAAGCTATTATCCAACTTAATTCAATGTTGCCTAAAGGATACAAGGACGATTTTAATCCAGCTAGTGCACCTCAAATCAGGCAGATACTTTACAATATTGGGTATCTACATCCTGAAACAGGAAAGTTAGTTTGTTATGAAGGAGTCGAAACACCTCCCACAACTGAAAAAGGTGTTATCTCAACCAACGCTCAATTCTTACGTTTACTCGTAACAAAGTATGACTGCCCCTTCGCCCGTACGCTGTTAGAGTTTCGAGCGATGCAAAAGGCTCGTAACACGTTTATCGAGAACATTATGGTTCTCACACGTGAAGATAACCGGATGCATACGCACTATAATCAAGCGGGCACCTCATCCGGCAGACTTTCAAGTTATCAGGAAAATATGCAAAATATTCCAAAAAGAATTGGGATTCACAACATTAAGAAGATTTTTATCCCCTCCAGCCCTTCTCTCGCCTTCGTCAACACAGACGCCAAAGCCGCCGAGGTCCGCATCTACGCCGCGTACAGCCACGACCCTAACCTCATCAAAGCCCTCAACGAGGGTCTAGACCCCCACAGCTTCGTGGCCTCTTTGGTGTACGCTCCTCAAAACGTCCTCAAAGGCATACCAGAACAACGACACAGAGAGACCCTCGATACTGTAGGAATCGACCTAGACCATGCCTGGACCTATGAAGATTTTTGCAAACGTGATGCTTTCAAAGACATGGGCAAAGATACCCCCGAGGAGAAATACGGAAAGAAGCTCGACAAGCTCCGCAGCATCATCAAGCGCGTCGTCTTCGGCATTCTCTACGGCGCAACGCCGACTAAGGTATCTTCGGTTGTCGGTATCCCAGATGAGCAGGCTCGAGTCATTGTCGACACCTTGTTCAGCATGTTCCCGGCGATGAAGCATTACATCCAGTCCACCAAGGACCAGCTCAATTCCTTTGGATTCGTTGAAACGTTCATCGGGCGTCGCAGACGTTTCAACAATCTACGCTCCCTACCGTTCTTCATGCGCAACAAGGCTGAAAGGCAAAGTATCAACTTCAAAATTCAAAGTACGAGCTCGGACATCGTTATGGATGTGCTTCACAACATCGAAGCGCCGCTGTATCACGACCTTCGTGGAGAATTGCTCCTCACCGTCCACGACTCCATCGGCTTTGAATGCCCAAAGAATTATGTCAGCCAGATTCCAGACTTCATTAAGAAATATGCAGTCGATTACGTAACTGACCGTTACGCTTGGTTACCTGTACCTTTCCAATGGGACGTTGAAGCAGGTAATTCTTATGGGGAATTAATGTCTATACCCAACTATCTCAAGACCATAGAAAACGAACATTACCCCGTTCCTGAGAATCCCGAAGATAAAGACGATTTTATCGAAATAGAGGTAAGAGAAGATTTA